GGAGCCATCCTCAAATATCGCCGGTAACTCTACAACTTCCCACTGGTCCGCTAACTCATCTTTTGCCATCGCACGCATCAACTGTCCCGTCATATCTTTCTCGGACCACCGTGTCTGCACCAAAACAATACTACCGCCCGGCTGTAGTCTCTGTCGGGGGCCCCCAGTATACCAGTCCCACGCATCGTCAAAACCCGTATTCGACATCGCCGTTTGCTCCGAGTGCGGATCATCTATAATCACCAAGTCGCCACCACGACCCGCTAAATTCGAACCAACCCCAACCGCATAGTACATACCGCCCGATGTCGTGTCCCAACGACCGGATGCTTTACTGTCCGCCGACAGATTAACAGACGGAAAGATATCCTTATACTCATCACTATCTATAAGGTTCTTGGTCTTACGTCCAAAGTTCACGGCCAACTCCGTGGTGTGCGTCGCCTGAATAATCTTCATCTTAGGATTCTTACCCATCATCCACGCCGGAAACAAAAAGCTTGCAAACTCCGACTTGGTATGTCTCGGGGCCATATTAATTATCAAACGCTTCAGCTCACCGCGTGCCACACGCTCTAACTTCTCGGCAATAATCTTGTGATGCCGCCCTGCAATAAAGTCCGGCCACATATTTTTTACAAAAATTAAAAAGTCCTTCTGACACCTTTCGTGTCGCTCTAACTGCGCTAGTCTTAATTTTAACTTGGCTTCCTGTTCTGAAACATCCATTAGGGGGCCCCTACAATCTTAAAAAACATCTCGTCCCAACGAAACGGTTGCACACAATGAAACTCAGGCTTCATGTCTTTCAACCCGTCCAATTTTAAATCTACCGCATCTTCTGCCTTAAACAAAAACATTTCCGCTCTATCCGCCGGGGTGGGCTGCTTCTTAATCAATATCCAACAAGACGCATGGCGGTGTTTCGTGAGCCACGATACCTGGGACGGACGCAGATCTACTTTGTTCGTTTTCGTAAATTTAAGCTCCACAAAATGAAAACAACCATGGGTATCACAGAGGAGGACGTCTGGGATCCCGGCTCCGACCCAGTTCTCAATTCGTGTTAGCGACAGCTTTCGATTTTGTCTTTGCGCCGCTTCCTTTACTTGTTTGTAAAAGCCGCTCTCCTTCTTCACGGCTATCGTTATCTTCTGGGGTGACGTCGATTGTGACTGGGGCATAACTCTCCTTTATCTCCTTCAATGCTTTCATAACTTCTTCCTTAGACATACTGTCTATGCTCCCGTGTCGTATCTCAGATTTATTAACATATATATCACCCTGCGCCATACCACGGCGAAACTCTGCCTGCACCGCTGCCGAGTAGGCGCCATTTGCGAGAGCCTCGTCCCGTATCTTTTGTAAATCCCTAATATGACGATGAAACGTAATACCATACTTCTCATCCAACGCACGCCGATATTCTTTGATCGCATGAACAACATGAGGCGACACATTCGGGTTCGTCAGTTCATACGCTCGTGTGTGTGCACTCGATACCCCATAGCCTGCGTTCTCCGCAGCTTCTCGCATAGTTATTTGACCATCTTTGCTGACCAATTCACGAACAAAAAGCTCCTGCTTTCGCGTCAATGGTGTGTGAATAGTCGCGGGTTTTCGACCACGAGTCTCATATTTTATCCCCGCTTTTCCTAGTTTTCGTTTCGCCATTCTCGGACCCCGGATAAAAGATTAATAAACAGGCATAATATGCACGCTTTTTAGGCAGTTAACAAGAACCTTTTTTATTGCACAAATAATAGGCAATGTTTCACGTGAAACAATGGTAGAATTTTCTATATAATTATTAGTGAAAAACATGGCCCTAGCTAACGACAGTAAACACCGCCGTCCGTGTGCCATTCCGGCCGCTCCAGGTGACATTTTCTAGATAAAATGACCCGATAAACGGGGGTCCCAGGCATTAAAACTAATAAAAAATAACGCAGCTCCTGGACAAAAGTTTGCGATTCTCGGTCCGCGTTTTTGATTTCCCGGTGCGATTTTTCCCGGTCCGATCTGCCAGGATCGGGGTCGATTTTTCGCGAATTTTGGTCCTGATCTGCCAGGATCGGGGTTCGACCTGGAGCAGCTGCGGCGCGTAGTTCGGCGGCTGCGGTACGTTTGGAGCTGCTCGAGGGCCTCGGCCCTGGGCGTAATTAACTAATAAAAAGTAAAAAAAAGCCGCGTAAAAACGCGGCCAAGTTTAAAAAGTTTTGTAAAGTTTACTTTGCTTTTTTGTTGTAAATCTCGTCTTCGAGTTTGTTATTCCCTGGATAGATCGCGGCGTGTCTTCTCGCAAGCGGTACCGCCTCCGGGTAATATTTATTTAACAATCGAATATTGGAACAGTCCAGGCGGCAGATAGCGCCGTGCAGCTCCTCGATCGCTTTGTCCAGGCGCTGCACTCGAGTGTCTGCGAATCCCTGGTCTATTAAAAGATTCTCAAACCTGGTACGGGTGCGCCCCTCATAATCTGAGAATGTTTCTTTAAAAACTTTCGCCGTGTGGCGTTTAATCATTTCGTCTTTACTTATCATTGTTCTTGTCTCCTTTTAAAACTGTTTCGATCTGTAGACTCTCGATCTTCTTAACAAGTCTCCAGTAAGCCTGTCTGTAACTTTCCATTTCGCCGCGCAGCTGCTGCAACCTGGAGTAAAGATCTTCGTTTTCTTTTAAAAGATCTTCGCGGCTCTTTTCTTTGATTGTTTTTAACATTGTTTAAATCTCCTGTTAGTTAGTTAAAAAAAAACCAGGGCGTTAACCCTGGTTTAGTTATCGCATAAACTCGCGTATTAAGTCAATTAGTCTTTTTAAGATCTTGTGGGGTTTTGTAAGTGGACCAAATACGCCTATCTGGTCCCTTGCGCCCCGCGTTCAAGTTAACCAGGGAATATTCGCCGCTCTCGATCTTCTTCCGCGTGATCTCCGTTCCTTCGTTCAAAAAGATCATTCTAAACTTGTTCGAGGTTAACGAAAAATCCCAGTACATTTTATCAAGGTAAGTTTTGCCTTTCGGGTCCTGGTAAGCTATCCGCGTTTCATAACTTTGAAATGTGCGGCTGCCGTCGGGACTGATTATTTCAAATTGATTCTTGCCGCCTCCTACTGATTTAACCCGGGGGACGTCTACAGCTGCTTGAGGCGGCCCCAGTACAACATCGACCGAAACGTCATATTTTGATTTACTCGAAATAGTCGCGCTCTCAAAATCTCCGCTCACTTTTGTTCCTGGGTAAAATTGTTTGTTACTCATTTGTTTAACTCCGTTAGTTAGTTAAGGCATTATTGCCAATTCCTAGTCTAATAATTTATAGGACTATTGCAACCATAAAAAAAGGCCCCGAAAAATCGAGGCCTTTCCTTCGCGTATGTTACCAGGTTTAGGCGGTTACTTTATCCAATAACTGGCCTGCTTTTCTCTCGATCTCGAAACGATTGTCCTGGTGAGGTATGTCTCGAGCTATGGCGGTTATTGCTTGGACTGTGTCCCAGGTTGTTCTCACTGGGGCGTCTTCCTCTTCCTGGTGCCTATCGAGCGCGGCCTGGCTCATTCTCTGAGATAGTCCGACTCTCTTCTGCAAAAACTCGAGCATTTCTTCATCATCCTTTGCTAACTTCTGGGCCTTAGCGTTCTCGACTCCTTGTATAAGGTTGTCAGAATTTCCGTTACTGTAGTCCCTAAGCGCGGGGGCTGCCTCGTCTCTGAATCTATCCAGGGCAAATTTAGTGTGATTAATTTTTATTTCCTGAAAATTTTCAACTCCCCATAAGCAGCGGTTCATGCATACGCCTCTCAAATACATCGTGCCAAGTCTAAAAGATTTGGCCCCTACTTCTGAATTAGAAACGTAAAAGCCTCTAAACATTAAATCGGGGTCACCATTCTTTAACTTGCCTACTTCAATCGGGTTTTTATCATCCACCAGGAATAAAAAAATATCTCTATCGGATGCAAATAAAGTAGTCGTTGCCTTGGTTACTGGGACAAAAGGATCATAGGTATTATTACCAGTTAACGCCCCAGGAATTTTAAAGTCGGTGTTGTAAATCGAATCTCTGACGCATTGCGCTACTTCATAGTCATAAATGCGGCCGTAGTCTGGTCCAGTCATTGCGCTCAAAGTCCCCTCATTACTTCCCTCGGCTATGTCTGCATAAGATTTAACAAACTGCTTTGATCTGTTCTGAGATATTCCCCAGTAAATACAATCGGCTGCCAAGGTGGCCGGTAAGGTTCTGAAGTAAGACGGCATACCTTTGCCAAGGCTGCTTACCTGGTTAAATCCCCAGTTTGTCGGCTCTGTCTTAAACCATTTTTGTGTGGCCTCGTCAAAATACTCAACAAAAATTTTACCCTGTCTTAGATCGCTGTCTGTCTCCTCTCCTATAACTTTTAATTTGGAGGCTTTAACATTAACAAGGCTGTCGCGCATTAAATTGGTTTTGTTTCTCTTTACTTCGATGAGATCATTTAGAGAAGTAAAGCGCTCGTCTTCTGGCCTGTTGGCCCAGTTGTTTGCAACTATCATGCCTTCTTTTGAAATGCCTTTTTGATAAGCTGCGGTTTGGTAAGTAAATGTTTCCATTTTTTTCTCCGTTAGTTAGTTAAAAAAAAGCGGACCAAATTGGCCCGCTCTAGTTATCGCATAATGTCGCGTATGATGCAAGTATAAATTATTTTGTTATGTCATACTTGCTAATGCCATACAGCTCATTGTTAACCAGGTCACGCAGCTCACGCCGCCACTCGTCACTATCTAGAGGCGTATTAATAAAAGATTTCTGGACCTTTTTGTTCTCAAAACATTTATCCATGTCCAGGCCATACTCCTCACAAAGTAAAGTAAATAAGTTAAGCCAGTCTGCAAAGCGTCCGCTGATAAAGGCACGTAATTGTCTTTTTCTCTCCTCTACGTTCACAATTTCAACATTGTCTGAGTGTACTGCGGCGGCTGCTCTTAGATCATAAAATACTTGCCTGGCGTGCTCCTCGTCCCTGGCCTCAACAATCTTATTATTAGTGATTGTTTTAAAGTCTCGAGTATCTCCGATCCTGTGCCTGATCTCATATTTAATATTAAAGTGTTTCATTATTTAGCCTCCTTTTCTGTAGGTAAACCGAGCAAACTTAAATCGTGAAAACCAGAATCTTCTTTCCTGGCTAAGGCCATTAGATTTAATTTAAGAGGCAAGATTTTTAACTCATAGTTGTATATATCTTTTAAACAAGCCTCGGCCCTTAATTTATTTCTATGCTTTCTATTAAGCAATGTAAGTCTTTCGCCGCCGTTTTCCTTTAGTGCCTTGTAATGTTTTTCAATCCTCTTCAATCGAGTAGTTGTTGAAAATTCTAAAATCCTAGCAGCAATAACGTGCATATTACATTCTAAGCAGCATTGTCCATCTGCCAAGGGTTGTGCGTTTTCGCCCTGGTCCCAGTACATTCTGCCTTTAATGTCGTGCTTCTTTTCGATCTCGCCGCCGCATAAAATACATTCCATTTTTTTCTCCATAGTTAGTTAAAAAATAAAAAGTATCTCTAGTAAGTGATTTTGTCAACTACTCTTTTCCAATATCTCCGGCAATGTGGTGACGTAAAATTGTTCCAGGCTCTAACGATTTTACAAACTTCCTGAGTTTTTCCGCGTCCGTTTCTTTCTGCTCCTGGTCAGCAGTTTCATCCCACCATATTCGAGTGTTGCCGCCGTCCGCATAACATCCGCCTTTTTGGTCCTGTTCTATTTTTTTCTTCTGGTTCCTATTTC